AGCAAAAAAACCAGATTGAACAGGACATGGCACCATTTGGATTTGTATTAGATGGTATGGAATCTCTTACTGGTGAAGTTGATGCTGATGGAGATGTGTGGCATCTAGATGAGTATGGTGATAGAGCATACATGTGGGAATATAGATGATAGATATAGATGACCAATTTGAGTTAGAGCACCTCTTTCTCACAGAAAGAAAATGTAGGGTCTGTGGGGAAATAAAAGATTTAATAGATGGGTTTTATTTAACTAGGAAGAACAAGGGGGCACTCCCCTCTGCATATTCATATGAGTGTAAAGAGTGCACTATAAAGAGGGTGGTTGTTAGTAGAATGGCAACCAGAGTCTTTGATAAGTGGGAATATCCTGACTGGTAGATTGTTCACTGACAGTTTCCCCAATTTGAAATTAGCAAATTATAAATATTTCTAGAGCAAAAACTGAAGCACTAAAGGAGTCAAAATGGCGTTACGCTTAGCATCTCCAGGTATCACTGTAAGAGAGGTAGATCTGACAAGAGGTGGTATTCAAAATACCAGTTCTTTATCAGCAGGGATCGCCGCTCCTTTTGCAAAGGGTCCTGTAAATCAAATTGTGACCATCAGAACTGAGGATGAGTTAAAGAAAACTTTTGGCACACCATCTCTTAATGATTATCACTATGAGTATTGGTACTCAGCATCAAACTTCCTATCTTATGGTGGTAGCCTAAGGGTAGTAAGATGCTCAGGTAATCAATTATCAAATGCTAATGCTGCAGTTGGTCTAGCATCAACTGCACTAGCAATTGATAATTTTGATGATTATCAAGAAGATCATAGCGATGCAAGCACTTGGTATTGGGCAGCAAAGAATCCAGGTCACTGGGCAGAAGATCTAAAAGTTTGCGTAATTGACCACTTTGCAGATCAAACAATCTCAGGTGTAAGTACTGCCAATGTGTCAGTAGGTTATGGTGTAACTCAGTCTCTAACTGGAGTCATCGCTGGTGTTGGGACAACAGCAGTTGCACAAGGTTATCTGAAGGGTGTAATTACTGGAGTAGGATCCTCTGAGTTTTATGTTAGAGTCACATCAAAAGTTGTTGGTGGAACAGAGTCCTCTCAGGAATACACTGAGAATGGTTCATATGCATTCAGAGCAGGTGCATCTGTTGATGTCCTTTCAAATGCTGGATCAAGTACAGCAGTAGTAACTCCAACTACAGCACAAGATTGGTATAATACTCAGAATATTTTAGATACTGCAAGGGGAGACTCTTCAACCATATCTTGGAGAAGTATTGCACCAAAACCAACATCAAATGCTTATGTAACTGAAAGGGGTGGTTCTAATGATGGAATCCACATTGTTGTTATTGACAGCAAGAAGTCAAACAACATCTCAGGAACTCCACAAACAATTCTTGAGAAGTTTACAAACCTTTCCAAAGCAAAGGACACTACAATTTCACCATCAACTAAAGTATATTATAAAGACTACATTGCACTGAATTCTGCATACATTTATGCAGGAAAATCACTAGGAGAGACTAATGATTCTCAATGGGGATTGGATCCAGTTTCAGTTAAGTTTACCAGTGAATATGTTCTTCAGCCAGTGGCATCTGGTACTTGGGGAGTTGAAGCAGAAGATACAACCTTTAACTCAATTGGAAACAAATCATTCACCATTACTGGTGGAAAAGATTATGATGGGGGAATAGGTGGATTTAATGTAGATCTCTCAGACATAATAACTGCTTATGATAAATTTTCAAATGATTCTGAAGTATCATTAAACTTTATTCTTCAGGGTAGTGCCTCTGCAGGAAAAGAAATTGAGCAAGCAAAAGCAAATAAGCTTATCAGCATTGCAGAAGCTAGAAAGGATTGTGTGGCATTTATTTCACCATATAGAGAAGGTGTGGTAAATGTAGCATCATCTGCAACTCAACTTCAAAATGTTCTGTCATTCTTCAGTCCACTGACATCTTCATCTTATGCAGTATTTGATAGTGGATATCAATACACTTATGACAGATTTAATCAGCAGTTTGTTTACATCCCATGTTCAGCAGATATTGCTGGACTATGTGTAAGAACTGATATCAATCAGTTCCCATGGTACTCACCTGCAGGAAAGAGCAGAGGAAGCCTAAAGTTTGCAATTAAACTTGCATACAATGCATCCCAATCGGATAGAGATCAACTTTATTCACAGAGAATCAATCCTGTCATTTCCTCTCCTGGTTCTGGAATTATTCTATTTGGTGATAAGACTGCACTTTCTTATCAATCAGCATTTGATAGAATCAATGTTAGAAGACTGTTCATCACTATTGAGCAGGCAATCAAGAGTGCTGCAGATGCTCAACTATTTGAGTTCAATGATGCAGCAACTAGAGCAAACTTCATCAACATTGTTGAGCCATACTTAAGAGATGTACAAGTCAAGAGAGGAATCACTGACTTCCTCCTTGTCTGTGATGAATCAAATAATACTCCAGATGTAATTGATAGAAATGAATTTGTTGCTGACATCTATGTTAAACCAGCAAGAAGCATCAACTTCATTGGTCTGACCTTTGTTGCTACTAGAACTGGAGTCTCTTTTGAGACAGTTGTAGGAACAGTTTAATCTAAATAGGAGTAAAAACCAATGCCTACTTTTAGCGAAAGAACTATTGATAAGTTCAAGTCCCAAATGAAGGGGGGTGGTGCCAGAAGTAATCTCTTTGAGGTTTCTTTTGGTACCGAACTTGGGGGCAACTTTGCCTTCCCATGGGGAGATCAGGTAGTTACAGATGACAACATGCTCATCAAAGCTGCTGGTCTTCCAGCTTCAACAATCACTGAGATTCCAGTTCCATTCAGAGGTAGAACATTAAAGGTTGCTGGTGACAGAACCTTTGATGTTTGGACCATCACAGTTATCAATGATGTTGACTTCAAGTGGAGAAACATCTTTGAGAGATGGATGAATTACATTGTTAAGGTTTCTGATGGATCAGGAACCATTGACCCTTCTGAGTATCAAACTGATGTAACAGTTGCCCAACTGTCCAGAGGTCAATATACTGGGTTAAACACCAGAGGAACTCAGGGTGGAGATATTGATGTTCTGAGAAAGTACACCATTTATGGTGTCTTCCCAACTAGTGTTTCTCAGATTGATCTCTCATATAACAATGAGAATGAAATTGAAGAGTTTACTGTTGATCTCCAAGTCCAGTGGTGGGAGGCAGCAGACTCACAAAATACTCCAGGATCTCAAGTAGTCTAAATACCTGTATAGTTTAGAATTATACAATGGCAAGACTGTTTGGGTTTTCAATTGAGGACGATAATCAATTACCTAAATCTGCTATATCCCCTGTCCCCGAAAATAACGAGGATGGGGTTGATTACTATCTAACCAGCGGATTTTATGGACAATATGTAGACATTGAAGGTGTCTACAAAAATGAATATGACCTCATTAAAAGATACAGAGAAATGGCACTGCACCCTGAGTGTGACAGTGCCATTGAAAACGTAATCAATGAAGCAATTGTCAGTGACCTCAATGATTCTCCAGTAGAAATTGAATTGAGCAATTTGAATGCAAGTGATGGTCTTAAAAAAATAATCAGAGAAGAATTTAAATATATCAAAGATTTGATGGACTTTGATAAAAAGTCCCATGAAATTTTTAAGAATTGGTATGTTGATGGTAGAATTTTATATCACAAAGTAATTGATGTAAGCAAACCTCAAGAAGGTATCCAGGATCTAAGATTCATGGATGCACTTAAAACCAAATTTATTAGAAGAGAAAAGAAAAAGCCTAATGAGTATGGTGGTGTTTTGAGTGGAAGAACTCAAAATAGCAATTTTGTAGAACCTGAAATTGAAGAATACTTTATGTATTATCCACAAGGTGGACTTCAAAAATCAGCAGGACCACAACAAGGAATTGCTATTGCAAAAGATTCTGTAACTTATGTTACTTCTGGTTTGGTAGATAGAAATAGGCAGTTAACCTTATCATACTTACATAAAGCAATCAAAGCACTCAATCAACTTAGAATGATTGAAGATGCTCTTGTCATATACAGACTTTCCAGAGCACCAGAAAGAAGAATTTTCTATATTGATGTTGGCAATCTACCCAAGGTAAAGGCAGAGCAATACCTTAGAGATGTCATGAACAGGTATAGAAATAAACTTGTTTATGATGCCAACACTGGTGAAATGAAGGATGACAAAAAGTTCATGAGCATGATGGAAGACTTTTGGCTTCCAAGAAGAGAGGGTGGTAGAGGGACTGAGATCTCCACTCTTCCTGGTGGTCAGAATCTTGGAGAACTTACTGATGTTCAGTATTTCCAGAAAAAACTTTTTAGATCATTAAATGTTCCAGAATCTAGAACTGCATCTGATGGAGGATTTAATCTTGGCAGATCTTCTGAGATTCTGAGAGATGAATTGATGTTTGGTAAGTTTGTTGGAAGACTGAGAAAGAGATTTAGCAATGTATTTCATGATCTTCTAAAGACTCAACTGATCCTCAAAAACATTGTTAC